GCCTGCTGCTCAGGTGTACGCGCCAACTCGCCACCAGTGACCATAAATCCCTGCTCTGTGGCGTGCTGGATCAGCTTGCACATATCCAGCAGGAATGCCGCTTGCTCTTGACTTAGGCTCATTTTGCGCTCCTCATTTCTGCCAGCTTCTCTACCGTTCGGCCACCAAAGTAAGCGCCCATTATCAGCATCCCCCAGTTACCCAGCAGGGTCACATAGGACTCATTGGCGTTGAGGCCGTAGGCACTCATCATGGCGAACAGGAAGTACCCCATGAAGATAGCGATCAGGCTCATTGGCCGAATGTTCTTTGAGAGCCATGAATCCGAGTTCATGTCTGCCTGCCAGCGGTCTGTCACGTTATCCGCATCACTCTGTGCGGCTTTGGCAAACAATTCCAACTCGGCCATCTCCAGCTTGGCCTTCTCAATGCCCAGTTCAATCAAGCGCTCCTCGTGGTCGTACTGCAACTCGCGCAGCTTCTCAACGTCGGCCGGCGTAGGGTTGTCAGGGATCTTCACGCCAAGCGTGTTCTCAACCACCTCCTTGCCTTTGGCCTGGATAGCGGAGGACAGCAGCCCCAATCCGCTTTCAGCAAGTGTGCCGAGTAGTGCGCCGAGTATTGGAATCATTAGAGACCTCTGTTAGTGATGATATGAAATAACGCGCCAACTAGCGGCACAACGATAGCGGATGCGCCGGAAATCCAGAGTGTGTTCATAATGATTGCCACTTTCACTTCCTTGTCCTTCTGCTTTCTTTCCGACTCTTCTCTTTCAAGTGTGTTGCGCTCCTTAATCATCCTGGTGCGCTCTGCCATCATCTCTTCCCAGACCGGAGCATTGCCACTATAGAAGAGGATGTCCTTCAGTTCCTTCTCATGCTCTCTCAGTGCCTTTGACGCCAGTGCGATCTGGAGAGCCTCAGAACTGATCTGTGCATTCGTCTTTCCTATTGACGCAATCCTGGCCTTGCTGCTTGCTAGATGAACCGTGTCTGCCGCTTGATAGAAACTGCTGAATTCTTTATATAGGCCGTGTATATCTTTACCAAGGGCTACTGCTTTTTTATGCCAGCCACCGCACCCTGGGCAATAGCAAACGCGGTGAAAGGATCAATCACTTCTTGTTCACAACCGCCCACCGGCAGATGCGTCCATCTTTGTCCATGAATTCATTTGCTCTAAGCATTTTGTCCTCATCTTTCTTAGGGATACGACAAACCAAAACAGTCTTTGTCTCAGTGTTCGGCCAGGGGCTTTCCGCTGAGACAATCTGATCCATCACTTGTCGGCCTTGTTCTCTAGCTTGTCAAAGATGCGCTCCAGGGTCGCGTCAATCTTGTCTAGGCGGCTCTCAATATCTGCCTTGCTGACGTAGTGCTTTGGCAAGTCAATCTCAATCGCCTTGATGTCTGCTTTCAGCGCCTTGACAGAGTCCCATATCTCTTTACACCACCAGCCAACAGCGACCAGGATTGCGCCACCCACGAAATTAAATAATGACTGGAATTCCATTTATGCCTCCAATGCTGCGATACGGGCGGTCAGGGAAGTGATGAGGGCTTGCTGTTCTTGGATGGCTTTTAACATCATGGGAACAAACACGCTGTACTTTACGGCTTTAATTCCTTCTCCATCTGTTTCAATCATTCCTGGGAAAACTGTTTCTAATTCCTGAGCGACTACACCAATCTGTTTGGTTTTGTTTACATCGTCTTTAAGGTTGTAATTGCGAACCCTGACTTGCATCAAGCCATCTAGTTTTGGCGTAGCGTCAACAATGTTTTCTTTAAGACTTATGTCAGACAAAGAACCATAGCTATTATTTGCATTGAGCAAATTGCCATTAGGCCGAATCAACATTTTGAGTGTAGTGTTGTTATCAAACACCGTAAAAGCGTTGTATTCAGTAGTTGCCCCAGACCGAGCGCAGCTTATTTCAACAATGTTGTTTACATAACTTGCGCTTGAGGCGTAAAACCTTACTGCACTTGAGCCTGTATCTGATTGCGTAACACCAAATTTTTCTGTTGATGTTTGAGCAGTTTGCCCCACCAGCACGTTGCCGCTGGAGTCGATACGCATAGCCTCCGCGCCGCCTTCAGCAAAAGCAATGGTGTCAGCGGCGGGGAAGAAGATTCCGGTGTTGGTGTCGCCTGATGTAGTGATGGCTGGGGCTGCTGCCGTTCCAGCTTGTACCGTTGTAACACCTGTAGCCGACAAAGTAGTAAATGCGCCAGTAGACGGTGTAGTTGCTCCTACAGTGCCGTTCATTACCGCCCCCGTCAGCGTCTTGTTTGTCAGCGTGTCGGTGGTGGCCCTACCAACCAGGGTATCTGTAGCAGCGGGCAGCGTAAGAGTTGTAGTGCCAGCAACAGCAGTGGCCTGCAATGTTGTAGTGCCTGATGTAGACCCTGCAAACTTAGTCGTACCAGCAAGCGTGATTGTCTTGCCAGTGCCAATGTTCAAACCTACGCTGGTTCCATTACCAGCCGCAGCAAACACCGCATCAACCGAGTCTAGGTCGGTGTTGATCTTTGTCCCCCAGGTGTCAGTGCTTGCGCCTACCTCGGGCTTGGTAAGGAGTAGGTTGGTGGTGGTGGTATCAGCCATGATTTACCTCATTGGGTTGTCCAATCCTTGGACGTTGCGCCTACTGGTGTCCAGGGGTCGGTGTTGTCAGAAATTATAGTCCAGCTACGTGAATTCGGGGACTGCGTAGTCCATGTGGTGGTAGACGTGCCAGAGTCTGTCCAGGTGTCTGAATTGATTGGCTCCGGCTCCCACAATAGCCGCTGCGTGATGAGGTCCAGTGCGTTTGCAGCCTCGGCAATTGACGCCAAGAACTCCAAGCCTGACAGGTAATCGTCCAGCGCCGATCCTGATTCGGAGATGCTCGCCACAAAGATACCGACGTTTTCATAGGCATCTATGGCTGCCAAGGACTCCGCAACACTAACTAGGAATGTCGCTGTCACGCTTGACGAATCAGCCGCCGTCACGGACTCAGAGTTAAACACCTGGTAGGTTAACGTCGGGAATAGTGACTCCGACGCTGTCAGCGCATCCGCTACAGCGACAGACATGGTCAACGCGCCGACACTGGAATCTGACGCTGTCAGCGTTTCGGATACAGACGCAACTGCTTGCAGGACATTGGTTACCGCGTCCGATACGCTCAGTGTCTCCGATACCTGGACAGGTATTGTCAAGATGCAGACTTGCGCGTCTGCTGCGCTTGCAGCTTCAGAGACAAGCGCCAAGAAGACGATAGTGCCGCTTAGTGAGTCGGATGCCGTTACAGACTCGCTGGCAAAGGCCACTGCCACCAGGTTAGTGTCTATGGAATCAAAAGCAGAACCTGATTCCGAGATGCCCGCCACCATTGTGGCAATGTTGGTGAGAACGTCGGACGCTGACAATGTCTCCGATATGGTCAGGCCAAGCGTTGTTGTTGCTGAATCGGCATCTACCGCAGAACCTGACTCTGTTAGCGATCTGCTGTATCCAAAACCGCTAGTTAGGCCATCTCTTAATGATGTGGATATCCCATATGCTCCGGAACCATATAAATAGTATCCATAACCACTTGTTGGCTCAATTACTGAATAATTGAATACAGTGCCGCCAAGTGAACTGAATGGTGTTTGGCTGAATGCTGATATGCCAAACATGATTCACTACTCAATGAGTTTCCAAGATGCATTCTCTTCATCCCACGCATAACGATTGCCGTCTGTTGGATACGGAAAAGGCGCGATCCATTGGCAAGTGCTCTCGTCTAATGTCCAGCTTGCATAAGGTTGAGGAGCAATAAAGGCATCTCGTTGTGCGTCATAGATGTCACCAATTCCAGCATAATTTTTACGGAATGTGCCGTTGTAGGATGTTTGCTTCCAAAAAGGATAGCCGCCACTCCATATCACCAAGAACGCAACACCTTGCGCCTCTGACTCTACGCCATTGACTAGCAATTCATTGTTGTGGACACAATGCACTTCAAGAACTACATTGTTTTCATCAAGTTTTGCAAAATGTGCCATGATTAGAATGTAATTGTTCCGCTACCAGTAAAAGTATAAATTCTGTAACCGCCGGAAGTTGTTATGGTTGGCGAACCTGTAGTCGCTGCGGCTGCGGAAAAAGTATCAGGGTATCTAATAATTACAACGCCTGATCCACCAGCGCCACCAGTCAAAACTGTCTCAAATCCACCAGCACCACCACCACCTGATCCAGAATTTGCTGAACCAGCAGTTGCGGCAGATGCTGGATTCCCTGATCCTCCATTACCTCCACCAGCAGCGCCTACCCCATTAGAACCAGAAGAGTTTGCGCCACCGCCACCACCACCAGCATAAGTTACTGAAGAACCTGACAAAGAAGAAGCAGTTCCAGCGCCGCCACTTCCTCCAGCACTGGTCGAGGCACTAGTGCCAACAGCACTAGAGCCACCACCACCGCCAGCATTAGCGCCGTTGTTACCATTGCCACCAGCAAATCCTTGCCCTGATGTACCAGAACCTCCTGTACCGCCGCCGCCTGAGTCAGTACCGCCACCACCACCGCCTGATCCACCACTAGAGCCATTTAAGGATGCATTTGGGGCATTGGGTGGAACGCCTTGTGCGCCGCCTCCACCACCAGTTGATGTGATGCTGTCAAAAACAGAATTGCTACCATTTGCGCCGCGTGTTTGAGACACGCTCGTGCCTCCAGCACCTCCAGCACCTACAGTAACGGTTAATGCAACACCTCCTGTAATGGAAAATCCAGTGGCAGTCTTAAAGCCACCAGCACCACCGCCGCCACCAGTATTTTTACCGCCACCACCACCGCCACCGGCAATTACCAGGTAATCGACTGTAGCTGGTATGTAACCAGGCCATGCACTAGCTTGCCTGGCTTGCATCTGTTCTGTCAAGGTCCATTTGCCAATAGCGTTTGCTGATGAAGTAGGAGCCGCTGTAGCAGACCTAATGCTGCCCTTGAACCGATTCATTATGTAATTGCCTCAAAAGAGGCCACCATTTCTATGGCGTTGGTCGTGCCAGATGTCACCACAATTGACTGCGCCTCGCCAACATAAATCGTTGTGCTTTTGTCAATTATTAGCAAAGACGAATTAGCTGGAACCATTGTCTGGTAGGTTAAGCGATATGCAGTACCACCGCCACCAGTTGCGCTGTTAATGGATACGGTTACAGCAGCAGCAGTTGATGTGACATTAGCCGCGACCATGCTGTTAATTTTATTGACAGTCCCAGCAGATGGTGTCAAAGCACTCCAGGTAGTAGCCGATGTGGTTGTAGGAACAAGGTACGACGTACTTCCATAAATAGAAATTACGTTAACAATATTGGGATTTGCCATTTTGCTGTTTCCTTAAAAACCAAAAACCATTGCCATTGCAATGGATTTTCCAGTAGTAATTCCACCACTACCTGAGAATGAATAACTCAAACTGTTCCATGCAGTAGCGCCATCTCCAATTTTTACTTGGGTTGTGTCTTTTTCTAAACCAATCTCTCCAAGTGCTAAGATTGGATTTGCGCTAGTCCACTGTGCAGCAGTGCCATTTCGTAACTGAATTTGAACAGCCATTATGGTGTTCCTCCATTAATTGTTTGTATTCCACCATAAGTAGAACCTGGAACCCCACCATCTAAATTGGGGCTGCTGTTACCGATTATGGCTATAGATGCAGGATATGTACAAAACACATCCTTGGTTCCAGAAGAAAAATTCACCAAAGAGCCAGAATTGCTAGATGAAAGAACGGTAGTTCTTGACAATGTTGTGCCGGATGCAGTGTATGTTCCTATACCCACTTCCCACTCTAATGTTCCTTGACCAGAAATTGAGTAATAAGTTGAATTGGCGTTACCAATGACAGAGAAAGTCTGGAAGCCGGTTGTTGCGCCCAAAAGCGTGACAGTCCCTGTACCCGTAGTGGTAGTGGTCTCTTTAACTCGGTCAGCAACAACAAGAGCCATCAAAGACTCCTAAAAATCAGTTTGCAACAAGTTCGTCTTCTTTGAAGAAACGCTCTTGTGCCTGGTTTGATTGATCGGTGTATTGGACCTTGAACAGCAAGGTAGACTCGTCATCCACAACTGCTCCGACCACAACCGTGCCGGTCATGGATGTACCCTTGATGGTCACGCTGTCGCCTGTCTTGAACGCCATATCTGACTCCTTAGACCGACGCGGTGTAAGTGACGTTCAGCGTGTCGCCAGACGCAATAGAACGGTTGCCACCGGTAAAGCTGCCAGCAGAGTACAAAGTACCCGTAGTGCCGGATTTAGTGCTGCTGGTGGTTAGGAATGCACCGGCCACTGTGGCTGTAGCGTTAATCGTGAAAGACGTTGCCGTAGACGCCTTGGAGCCAGAGGATGCCGAATTCCAGGCTACAGATGGACGGGTTGAGTTGGAGTAAGGCACTGTCTCGCTCCAGCCGCTGTGCGAGGACATGGTGTCACCAGCAGCGTAGGTAGGCGAAGATGCGCCGTCAACCAGGCCGATGTACCAGGCTGCGGTGTAAGCAGAACCGGCAAAATACTTGTCCAACAAATCATTTTTACCGACAGTCACCACCAAGTTTTTGATTGGCTCTGACCACTTTAGATTGCCGTCCTTGTCGAAACAAGTCAACTCGTAAGAGCCGGTGATGCCAACGCCTTCATCCATAGATGATTGACGCGAGATTGCTACGCTTGCAGCATCTTGACCATTGATACGCTCTGATTGCATTTTGTTCTCCAAAACTGGGAAAATTTTAACCGAAAGACTTGGCGCGTGACTTCAGAACGCCGCCGCTAGTCGCTCCGCGCTCGTCTGCAATTTGCAGTTCCTCTATGCCTGCCTTGTACAGGCCAGCCCACACTTGGATTCTTGCGTCGTCCTGTAGGTAGGGGGCAGCCTGTAACAAAGAACCATACAGGTAGACATCAGGCGCTTTGGTGAGCAGCCAGTTGGTGGTGTTGGAGTTTGATAGCTTGGCGAGCTTGCTGTAGTAGATTAACTCGCCCGTGTAGCTGGAGTCAGGGATAGGCACAACGCGTAGCTGCGACCCGACAACGCCAAAGAACTTAGGCTTTCCGCTGGATGTGTACTGGGTCAGCAAATCATCTAGGCTGTCAATGGTCTCAAACTGCAACGGACTGACGGGGTTTGTGTCCATCTTGAACGTCCGCGCCTCCAAGAAGTCGCCTGGCGTTGCGTTGTACTCGGCGTCAATGGTGGCCGTTGCGCGGGTAATCATCTGAGTGGTGCGCAGTGTGCGCTCCATCTGGGATTCCGCGAGAGAAACAAAGTCGGTGATGGCAGACGTGAGATCGCTACGGTTGAGCCAATCGGCGACCGAGGCTTTCAGTTCAGCGTAGGTGCTAAGTGCCATGCTCTGCCTTTTCCTTCTCGATGTCGCGCATCATCCAGGTGTGGTCGTGCTTGAATTCAAACGTCCCGATGTGGCCGATCTCTTTGCTCACGTCGTGGTCTATGTAGATTTTATACCCTGCCGCCTGCGCCTTCCGACAGAAGAAGATGTCCTCACCGATGTAGCCGCGCTTGTCGGTGCGCCAGGGAGTCTCGAACCAGGGTTCTGTCAGTTTCTCAAAGACGTTGCGCTTGATGAGCATCACGCCCATTCCGATGCTGCCAACTTCCTCAATGCCGGTGGATTCCGGCATGGTGTAGACCAGTTCGCGCTCACCGTCAGGGCCGTACTTCTGGGCAGTCGGGCCAGTAGGGATGCGTCGGCGTGCGCAGTTGGTCGCCACAATGTCCAGGTCATGCTTGAGCAGGCGCTCGACCATGTCCTGCGGAAACGTCATGTCTGAGTCGATGAACAGGATGTGGGTGCAGCCCTCGGCCATCGCATCCAGCGCCAGGTCAGCACGCTGGTTTTGGATTAGCGTGCCCTGCATGATCTTGAGAGACACTGCATCTGTCGTGTTCAGCGTGTGGTAGCAAACCATATTCACCAGGCAATAGGTGAAGTTGGCGTGGACCATGTCCCGCGCTGGGGTGCAGACTGCAATGTAGTTGTTCATACTTGTCCAGGTCTCGTTCTAAAAAATCTGTTGTCGGGGTCATTGAGCCAGCGTTTCATGTACGCCTGATCGTCTAGCTTGCCCTCGGCCTTGAGTTTGTAGTAGACGCCTTCTGGAATGCTTGCAACGTGATGCCACTCGCCCTTCCAGCTTGCACGCTCATCTACCTTATTGAAATCTGCCTTGTTTGCTTCAACAACTGCTGTGACATCCTGCTGAGTCTGAATTGTTGCCTGGCCGGTTTCATCATCAAAATGCCAAAAACGGGTGATACCCGCTTCCTTATTTTCGTCAAATATTTGTTTATTCATGCGTTAAAAAAGGGACCAGGTTTCCCTGATCCCTTCAAGTTGATTACGAAGTAATCAGGTCAGCAGCTAGGCCGTGGGCGTTCTCGGCCAGCACCTTGTGACCCCACTCCACCAGCAACATACGCTTCTCAGCGTCGCCGGTCTTAGCGAGTTCAACTTGCTGGTAAGGACGCAACACAGTCATCTTGGCGTACTCAGGATCGAGTACCCATGCATCACGCTCACGCTGGAAACGATTAGCGATAACGCTGACGTTGCCAAAGTCGCTGACGTAGATGTCAACCGCGCCGATCAAGGTCGCAGGCTTCTCACCGCCGTTGATGTTGAAACGGCTGGAGGCGATACCAGAGAAACCGCTGACGCGCTGCTTGTTAACAGGGCCGGTCATCAGAATCTTTGGAGTGCCGCCAGATGTCCACACTTGCTGAATCACATTCTTGAGAATGGTCTCAGTAAAGGTGCGGACGTTGCCGTCAGTGCGTGCGCTGGATGGCAGCGTGGTGTACGACGGGTTTACGCCATTGGTCTGCATATCGACGTTGGTCTTGATAAACGCGCCCAGAGATGCTGTACCGCGTGCAACGCTGGTGCTACCGGCAGCAGCCACAGCACTGTTCAACAAAGTGAACTCTTGATCGCGACGAAGTTCAGAACCCCGCTTCGCAATTTGGTAGGCTAGCTCACTGCGACGCCCTGCCTTGTTAACCACCTCTTCAGTCGCGGACAAGACAATGGTCTTGCGCGAAATCTGAGCATAGTTTTGCAGGCGAACGGTTGCGGTAACAGAATCAAAAGAGGAGACATCGTCGCCCTCGATTTGCTTGTTGGCTGCAGCCGCTGCCAAGGTATCGGTCTGCCACTCAAACAGCGAATTGCTGATGGACTCGCGGCCAATGTTTGATTGGTACGGTACATCTTCCGGTGCAATATTAGTAATAATATTCGAGAGGTCTTCCCGAATACCCTTTGCGTCAAAGGTGGTGAATGTGTTGGTTACGATTGCCATAATGTTCTCACTTCAATAAAAGTTCAATTGCCGATGCCGCATCTTGGACGCGGCCACTTTTTGCAAGACGTTGTTTTGCACGCGTTGACTCGCTTGTCGTGGAGACTCGACCCGCTGCTCCTGGCTTGGCTGGTCTTGGGCCATTGTTGACTACCGGCTTGATGTTGCCCCGCTTGGACATCATCTGCTCGTACAGTGCCGCTTTACGCAACACGTTCACGACGCGGTGGTCAAAAATGTTCTTCAGTTCATCAGGCTGGAATCCGGCTTTCTGGCCAAATTCGATGAGTAGCGCCTTCTCTGCCTTGGCTTTAGCTGGGTCCTTCCACTCGGGTAGGACTTCCATCAATCTTTCCTGCTCTGTGGCAAGAAATGCCTGCATAGACTGCGCCTGTTCCTGGCGTGAGATTTCTGCAAGTCGCTGCTGTTCGCTCTGAATAGCCGCGTACTTGGTCTGGTTCTCTCGCACTAACTCTTTCTGCCTCACCCACTCGATGGGATCCTCTTGGTAGAGGCGATCCCAATCAACTTGAGGCTCTGCCGCCTGCTGAACTTGCTGCTCCAACTGTCCTAACAACTGCGCGTATTGCGCACGCTCGGCGCGGATGGCCTGGCTTTCTTGCTCGACTTGCTTTCGCACCTCGGCAATCTGCTGGGTCTTCCGCGTGTAGTCTTGAGTGCGTGAGTAACCTTGTTGGAGTTCGTCAAGCGTTACAGAAACTTCCTTACCGTCTACCTTGACGGTGAAAGTCTGCGGCTCTTCGCTCTCCTCCGATTCCTCATCTTCCTCTGACTGTTCGGTAGGTGTTTCATCGTCCGATGCGTCTGCATCACCGGACAATTCCTCATCCACCGCCGCCTCAGTTTCCTGAGATAACGCCTCGTCGGGTAACTTTTCTCCGTCTTCCGGAAGTATCGCCGTGAGTGCCTGGACTGCTGCGTCCATGTTGAGTGATTCTGTCATTTATTTACCCGTTCCGCAGCGCGTTGCGCTACTTTTGCGTTGTCGATGGTCTTTGTTAGTTCATTCTTGAGGTTCTCAATTGCCCTCAATATGGACCAGGCCATCTCGCGTTTCGCGGATTCCTCGGGTTTGCTGCTCTTGAAAATCCAGAGTTGATCGTTCTCAATCTTGGTGATTGCCGTATTGAACGTCTCATCCTCTAATAGTTCCTGTGCCTTACGGCCAGCGCGAATTACTTGTTCTGTCATGCCATTCCAGGTTGGTTGATGGTTGCCTCTCGATTCATGCTGGTGACGGCTTGAATCTCAGCGTTGCTAATCTGTGCGTTGTACTTTAACTCAATTTCGTATTTCTTTAGTAGTCCATCCTGCGCCAGTTGGTCGCGCCGGAAGTCATCGTCGCGGATCATCTGCTCGCGCTTGAGTTCCAGCTCGGCGGCCTTCTTCTGGATGTCGGCCTCAATGGACTTGGCCTGAACCTCGGCCAGCACCTCTTCGGGTGTCGGTTTGGGAGGTGGTGGCGCTGGCGGCTGGTAGTCGGCTGGGATGTCGTTGAAGAACTGGCTGGAGTCCTTGAACCCGCTGAGTTCCACGATCTTGCGCAGGGTGCTGGCGTACATGGACGGGCTTACCAGCGGGTTCTGTGGTCCGAGTTGCGTCAGCGCCTCCTGCTGCTTGGCGCTGATCATCATCAGAGCCTGGAGTCGCTCGTTGGTGTCGCCGTTGCCCAGGCCGATGTTGATGCTCACGTCCATGTTGGCGTTCCAGGCGCGGGGATCAATCTCCACAAACTGGTCGCGCAG